GGATGGCTCCAAGGAGATTACCGGCCTTGACGCTGCAGTCCCCGTAGACCCAACCACCGGCACGTACGGCGGCATCAACCGTGCGACCGCAACGAACGTCTTCTGGCGCTCGATACTGAACGACACGGGCACCGCCCCCGTCACCACCACGTTCCAAGCCGAGATGAATGAGACCTGGGCGCAATTGGTGCGCGGCGCGAATCGTCCCGACCTCATCATCATGGACGGCGCGAACTGGGCCGTGTACCTCGCAACCCTCCAGAGCATCCAACGCTTCACGGATGCTTCGAGCGCGAACCTCGGCTTCCCGACCGTGAAGTACATGGACGCGGACGTGGTGCTCGACGGCGGCATTGGCGGCTTCGCCACCAGCGCGACGGCGTACTTCCTCAACACCAACTACCTGCACTTCCGGCCGCACAAGGACCGCAACATGGTTCCGTTGTCGCCGGGCAAGCGCAGCAGCGTGAACCAGGACGCCGAAGTCCAAATCCTTGGCTGGGCGGGAAATCTCACCTGCTCCGGCGCCAAGTTCCAGGGCCGCTTGGTCTGCAGCTAACTCACTTTGAGCTGGGGCGGGCGATGAGTTCGCCCCGGCTCGTCTCTCTCAAACAACTTCAAAAGGACTAACCACCATGGCAGCTAAAGTTGCAGGAACTTGGCAGGTGCTTGACGTTATCGGTGTCGGTGATTTGACCGCCATCGGAACGACGCTTCTTCATCCGCTCGGAACTCGCGTGAAGGCTCGCGATGTCGGAGCAACGGACTACGGGCTCGCCGAATTCATCTATCTTGCCGGCGTCACCAGCACGGTGCGCGGCAGCTGCGTAACCATCGCGGCTGGCTACGGCACGGCGTTGGCTGTTGCGCGGGCAAAGGGCGCGGTCGCTGTTGCTCTTGCGGCCAACGTGGGCAGCTCCTACGGCTGGTACCAAATCCTCGGCAAGGGCGTTGTGCTTGCGGACACCGCGGTCACCTCCGGGCTTCAGCTCTACATCGACGGAACCACCGGCTCTGTTGATGATGACGCTGTTGCTGGCGACGCCATCATTGGAATGGTCGCAGCATCCACTGTTGATACGGCCACCATCGTCTTTCACATGACGACCTACCCGGCAACGGCCGACTTCGACAACGCATAGCGAGTGAGCAGTGAAGGAGGCGGCTCGCGTCACTGGGTGAGCGAGCCGCCTCCAGTTCACCCAGAACCCAGCGAAGGAAGTGACTCATGAATGTCTACTTGGAAGACCAAGCACCATCGAGCGCGCAGCAAGCGCAGGACACCGCACGCCCGCGCTTCTACCTAAAGCCCAAGCACAACAAACCCAAGAGCCTCGCAGAGGGTCGGCCCATCTTCGACGATGCGGAGTACGTAGAAATCCATGCGGGCGGAGACAAGCTCTCCATCCCAAACAAGCCGGTTACGGAAGAGCACCGCCGACGCTGGCCGCGCCAGTACGCAGCCTTCAAGAACGGCCAGAACCAGGACATGGCATCCGGCACGCCCCTGTCCGAGTGGCCGTCGATGAGCCGCTCGCAGGTTGAGGAACTGGCCTACTTCAAAATCTTCACGGTTGAGCAGCTCGCCAACGCCTCAGACGGGAATCTCCAGATGGTCGGCCCGCTCCAGAGCATGAAGTCGAAGGCAAAAGACTTCCTCGAGAAGGCCAAGGGCAACGCGCCCATCGAGCAGATGCGCGCAGAACTCGGCGAGCGCGACAACCTCATTGCGACGATGCAGCAGCAACTCAAAGACCAGGCCGACGACTTGGCCCAACTCAAGAAAGCAAAGAGCAAATAATGGCCTACCCCACCGGCATCGTCTTCCAGCCCAAGTCTGAAGTGATGGGTCTCCAGCCCATCGGCGAAACCTCCACGACAAAGAATCACCCGCTCGGAATGGTCATCAAGGCTTTCGACCACACCTACGGAGAGGGTGAATTCATCTACCTGAAGGGCGTGGCATCCACCGCGGCCGGTGACCTCGTTTGTTACGACACCGCCAACGGAGCCACCGTCCGCGCGAAGGCAGCGACGGCCGGCAGCAATGGGCCCGCTGCTGTCGCGATGTCCGCGAACGTGGCGAGCCAGTACGGCTGGTACCAAATCGGCGGCTCTGGTCCAATCAAGGCAGCGACGGTGCTCGGCAACGCAGCGGCCTATCTCACCTCCACCGACGGGCAGATTGATGACTCGGTTGTGGCTGGCGACAAGGTCGAAGGAATGGCCACTCGCTCCACCACTGCGGCCGGCTTTGCGACGGTGCAGCTCGACAGGCCCAGCATCACGGGCGAGTCGGTGACTACGAGCGTCGGGACACTGACGACGGACATGACTGCAGTTCAGGGCCGAGCCACCGTGCTCGAGGCGTTCCGGAAAATCACGCTCTCCGCAGCGGCCGAAGTTGCAGATGTCATCACCGTTTCTGGCGTCGTGGAGAACTTGGTCGGCGTGGACCTGGCAGTAGCTACGCAGGTCTTGGTCCGCACCCTTCCTGTGACGGACAACGAAGGCGACATCGCTGTCACCGTCGGCACCGCAAAGAGACTCATCAATCCGGCGACAGGTTGGAACGAAGCCTGGATTGAGACCACGGCAGCGGGCCTATTCACCTTCACGGTGACTAATGCCGCAACAGAGGAGACGCTGGTCGTTGTCGTTGGCGCCAATGGCTACACCGCCACCCTGAAGCTCACGTTCGCGGCGTAACCGAGGCCACCGATGAGACACGGCGATACCGTCACAAACATCATTAACGATGCGTCGATTGAGCTGGGTCTCATTACGACGGAGCTTGCTGACCCGTTCGACTCGACAGACGCAAACATCGTCCAGCTCCTTCGCCATCTAAAGGCGGAGGGGCAGGACCTGTGCCGGGACCACAACTGGTCATTCTTGGTTAGCGCCGGAACCGTCACCACGGCCAACGGGACTGCCAGCTATGCGCTGTCGGACCTCGTCCTGCGCATTCTTCCTGACTCGGTCTGGAACAACACGCGGGATAGACGCCTGCTCCCGCTCTCCGCAGAGCAGTACCTCTACTATTCGGTGAATGGGTCTAGCGGGCTCACGGACCAGCACTTCCGGCTTCGCGAGCAGCTCGACGACTACCAGTACATGTACATCGTGCCGACGCCGACGGCCATTGAGACCATCACCTTCCATCACATCCACGACAGCTGGGTGAATGACCAGGGCAACGGCGGCACCAGCTACAACCTCAACACGCCAGTTGATGGGCTCAACGGCATTGCCTTCGACCGTCGGCTAATGGTGTGTGGCGCGAAGCTCCGCTTTCTGCGAGCCAAGGGATTTCCCACCGACGCCGTGCGCGAGGATTACGACCGCGCTCTCGCAAGGGCACTGGGCGCCGACGATTACCCACGGACACTCAACATCTCCGGGCCGGGCGGCGGACGCCTCATCGACACATCAAACCTTCCAGACTCCGGGTACGGGGGCTAACGGATGGCTCGTCGCCCCACACGGCCAGCGAATGAAAAGGTGCACATCCCTGCTCCGATGGGCGGGCTCAACACGATTACTGCCGGCTCCGAGATGCCGCCGACGGACGCAGTCGTGCTCTGGAATCTCGTGGCTGCAGAGCTCGGCCTTCGCACGCGACTCGGTACGCGCGAGTGGTGCACGGGGCTCACGGGCGCAGCGGACGACAAGGTCCGAATGATTATCCCGTTTACGGGCAGCGCCCACGCGGGGACGAGCAACAAACTCTTCGCAACGACATCCTCGGGCATCTGGGATGTGACGGATTCAAGCGCCGCATGCGCCCCTCCGGACTGGTCCGCGGCAACCGCGTACACAGTTGGCCAGCGCGTCACCAACGACACGGGCAAGGTGTACGAGTGCGACACAGCGGGCACGTCTGACGCATCGGGCGGACCCACGGGCGCTGGCGCCGACATCGCCGACAACAGCACGCGATGGGATTACATCGCGCCGAACGCGACGCCGTCGCCAGACATCGCCTTCCCGGTGACAACGGGCGACGCGGGCTATGGCGTCTTTCACGTCGTCGTCACGCAAGGTGGACACTTCCTCTACTACTGCGACGAAGTAAACGGCCTCTACGTCTACACGCAATCAACGGGCTACTGGGTCAAGGTGCTCGTTGGCGCCACAGTCGCGTGGACCATAAACACCGTCTATATCGTGGGCGACAGGGTCACGAACGACAGTGGCAAGCAGTACACCTGTACGACCGGAGGAACGTCTGCCGGCTCTGGCGGGCCAACCGGGACGGGCCCCGGCATCTCGGACGGCTCGGTGACTTGGTCCGGCGTGGCGGCGTTCACCGCCACCATGGGCCCCACGCAGGCAGACCGGCGGCTCGGCTTCACGGCGGATCCAGGAAACTTCGCTTTCGTCACCATCTTTAAGAACCGCCCATTCTTCGTCGAGAAGAATACGGCGCGCGCCTACTACCTTACGGCCGGCACTCTCTACGGGACGCTCACTCGCTTCGAGTTCGCCACCAAGTTCAAATCAGGCGGCGATCTCGTCGGTCTGTGGAACTGGACCTACGATGGCGGCTCCGGAATGGACGATTCGCTCGTGGGCGTTTCGAGCGGCGGCGATGTCGTCATCTACCAAGGCACAGACCCCGACTCGGCGAGCACGTTCAGGCTGCAGGGCGTGTGGGGCGTCGGCGCAATGCCCAAGGGTCGCGATATCGTCACGAACAGGGGTGGCGATGTATTCCTGCTTACGCGAACTGGGGCGCTGCCGCTCTCCGAGCTTGTGTCTGGAAAGCCGCTGGATACGGACAAGTACGCAACTGCCAAGATTCACAATCTCATCAATGCGCTGATGCTCTCAAAAGCATCCATGCGTGGCTGGTCCCTGCGGACGCATCCAGAGGACAACTCGCTGATAATTACCGTCCCCACGACGGACGGAGCCAACACAGAGCAGCTTGCGATGTCGCTCTCGCGCAAGAGCTGGGGTCGATACCGAGACCTGCCCATCCTCTCGTGCGAGTCGTGGGTCGGGAAGCTCTACTACGGAACCGACGATGGCGTGGTGGGCATCAATGATGGGTACGTGGACGGCGTCACGCTGGCCGACCCGAGCGCGTACACGCCGATTACGTTTTCCGGGATTGGTTCGTTCCAGGGCCTGGGCAACGGAAATCAGAAACAAGTGCAGATGATTCGTCCGCTCATCCTCTCAGACTCGGCCGTGCCGAACATCCGAGCGGAAGCCCGCTACCGCTACAACATGACGGAGATTCAGAACATCCCACTCGCCACGCTTGGCGATGGCGGATGGGATGGGGCCCTCTGGGATGCGGACGTGTGGAGCGGAGATTACGCCGCAAGCCAGCCCGTCTACGGCGCGGCGGGCATGGGCACGGACTTCGCTATTGCGTTCAAGGGCACCGTCACCACCCGGTGCGTAATTGTTGGCTTTGATGTCTCGTTTACTCAGGGCGGCTTCCTCTAGCCGCGAAAGGTTTGTGACCCATGGGCATCTTTGGAATTGGTGACGAGGACGCGCCGGTAGCGCAGGACTACAGCGCGCTAGGGGCGGCGCAGATGGATGCGAATCGCCTGGACCAGGAAACCAGCACCGCGACCACGACGTTTGAAAAGAAGAAGAAACCCCTTCCAACTTCCAAGAACTACCTCGGCAAAGAATGGGCGACCTATCTCGCTAACCCATGGGAGACGGTGCAGAAGACCGAGGCGAAGGGTGGGCTTGGCGACGCATCCAAAGGGCTGCTCGAACAATCCAAGATGCTCGGTCAGGGGATGGACTGGGGGCAATTCGGCAAGGTCCAGGATGGCGAAGGGGCTCGCAACCAAGCAATCAATGCGGCGTATGGACAGGCGACATCACGTCTTGACCCGCAGTGGGCGCGCCGTGAGGAGGCCGAGAGAACGCAGCTCCTGAATTCAGGGCTCGACCCAAGCTCCGAGGCGTATCGCGGCGCGATGTCCGAGATGGGCAACCAACGAAACGACGCCTACTCGTCTGCGATGAACTCCGCGATTGGCCAGGGCCAGGCTGCCGGCGACTCCGTGTTCAAAAACAGCATGATGGGTCGGCAGCAGTCCATTGCGGAGGCACTGCGCAAGCGCTCGCAGCCGCTGGATGAACTCAACAAGATTAACGGCCTGTCGGGGATGCCCTCCTACTACCAGGGTAACGAGATGATGCAGGGCGCTTTGGCTAATGACAATTTCGCGATGCAGAAGTGGTCGGCCGAGAACGACAAGACGGCGCAGGAGGTTGGTGCTGCCGCCGGTCTCGTGCAATCGAGCGCATCAGCGGCGGCCGTCGCAGCATCCGACGAGCGCCTAAAAGAGAACGTCGTCCGATACGACGCGGAGGCGTTGCCCGGTGTCCCGTTCGCTTCGTGGACGTGGAGGGGCGACTCGCGGGGCAAAAGAGAGTTCGGCGTCATCGCGCAGGATCTCGAGAAGGTTGCTCCAGAACTTGTCGTTGAGCGTCACGGCTTCAAGCACGTCATCTATGCAGGATTGGGGATTGAACAATGAGCGGCGACGGTATGGATAGTCTGGGTGCGACGAGTCCAGAACAGCGACTCCAGGACGAGGACCGCGCTTACTTCAGGCACACGGCGGGCATGTCTGATGAGGACCTTGCCAAGACGTTCGAGCCATACGAGGAGCGGAAAAAACTTCTCGCGCAACAGCTCGAACAGGCCGTCGCGCTGCGCCATCAACCCAAAAGCAAATATACGGGCGGTGCCGCCGCTGCGCTGGGCGGGCTCGCCGACATCGGCAACCACATCACCAGTCTGTTCCAGGAGGCGAAGCTGCGCTCTCAACAGAAGGATGCGCTCGACAGTCAACGGGACGCCACTGGCAAGCAGACAGGCGACTACGCAAAAGCCAGGGTGAAGGAGTTCGATGCCTCCGACGCCCAGCAGGCCCAGCAGCTCCGGATTGCCGAAGAGCTGCGCGGTCGCGGTTCGATGGGTCAGATGGGTCAGCAGCCCGGACCCGTCACGCAGCCACCCGCCTACGAAATGTTTGTACCGAGGTAATCGCCATGGCCGACCCCGATATCTATTCGCTGTTCATGGACGAAGAGCCAACGGCCAGGGCTCAGGCGCAGGCCATGTCCGACGCCTTGCGCAAACGCAAAGAGACGGCTGGGGCATATCGCGCGCTGGGCATGCTCTCGTCGCACGGACAGAACAACCTGCTCGAGGGTCTCGCCAAGAGTTCGATGCAGACGGCGGACGACATCTCGCGTGATGCGGGCGCAGAGCGAGGAATTCTGGGTCAAGCCGGTCAGGTGCGTTCTGGGCAGGCGTTGCAGAGGGCCATGGAGGCGCAGCGACAGAAGAATCGCGGCGAGGATATGGACATCGACAAGGCCCGTTATGCCGAGCAGGCGCGTCACAACCGCGCGATGGAGGGGCGCGGAAACACCGGTGCTGGCGAACCACAGGCAAAGAAACTTGCGCAGATTCCCGCTGGCGAAGCTGCCTCTCTTGGTCAATACGACGCTGCCACGCAAACACTCGACGACCTGGGCGGCGAGTGGGACGACAAGACGGGCGAGTTCTCGGGTGTGATGCAGTATCTGCCTGGCACCACGGCCGCTCGCTATACCGACGCGCAGCGCGGAGCCGCGCAAACGGTTGGTACCGTCATGGAGGAAGGCAAGCTTACTGACGCTGACCTGCAGAAATATATGGACCTGACTCCAACCGCTGGCGACGGCAAAGAGCGCAAGACAGAGAAAATTACGCGACTCAAGAAGATGCTCGAGGACAAGAAGCGAACCAAGATCGAGGGATTCCGTCAGAGCGGATTTGATGTGTCCGGGTATGACAGGTCCACCGCGCCCACCGTCGCCGGAAAGAAGATCAAGGTAACGAACGGGAAGGAAACCCTGTCCATCGACCCCGCCGACCTCGCAGAGGCAGAGGCCGACGGATTCAGGAGCCTGTAATGGGATGGCGCGACCGGGCAGCCCCATCTGGCGAAGCGCCGACCGCCGGCTGGCGAAGTCGATCTGAACCAGCGGAGAGGTTTAACGACCTCGCGTCTGGAGTTGTAGGTGTTGGGCGTGGAGCCACGCTTGATTTTCTGGATGAGATTGGTGGTGCGATTGGTGCTGCGCGTCTACCGCGCCAGATTGAGCTCGGCGAGGCAGCCAAGGAGTCAGCGGAGGACTCGCCGGGAACAAAACTCCTCAAACGAAGACTCGCCAGAGAACAAGCGGACAAACCGTCAAACTATGCGCTGACTCGAGACCTGGTTCGGAAGGACATGGCGGGACGAGAAGCAGAAGACCCAAACGCAACGATGGGCGGACAGTTTGTCGGGGCGGTCTTTGCTCCGATTCCCGGCGGCTCTGCGGTGCAGGGCGGGAAGCTCGGCGCGCGCCTTTTGACCGCTGCGGGCAAGGGCGCCGGCGTGGGCGCCGCCTATGGGCTCGGGAGTAGCGAAGCAGATCTAACCAAGGGCGAAGTTGGTCGGGCTGTGGCGGATACGGCAATTGGCGGCGTTCTTGGCGGGGCCGGCGGCGTTGTCGGCCAGGGCCTGGGCGAGCTGGGCGGCAAGGTCGCGCGCCGACTGTCTGCCGCCGCCGGGAAGAAGGTCGCCAAAGCCGACGAAGCAATCGACGCGCTCACGAAAGTCAAAATTCTGAAGGATTTCCAGTCAGCATCTGGCGAGCTTGGCGCTGTCACGCAGAGCGGAAATCGACTGGTCGAAAACATCACCCGCCTTGAGGCGTCCGGCGGGCTCAACGCAGAACAGAAAGCAGCCCTGCAGGTTCTCAGGGATTCCGGGCAATGGGCAAGGCTTCAAGAGAAGCTTGCGGGCAGCAACCTTAAAGACCTTCCGGGGAAGATTGCCGAAATTGAGTCTCGAGAGAGCGTGCTGGCCGGGATGAACGCGGGCAAGGAGGAGCTTTTCCGGGCCACGAGGAAGGTAGTGGCTGACCCGATGCCACAAATCAAACCACGTCTGGCCAAATATACGGCGCCGGCCGTGACTGCGTTGTTGGGTTCAACCGCTGGCGCTGGTGCCGGGTTGTTGGCCGGCGGTTCGCCGACGGATATTGGAGTCGGCGCACTGGTCGGGGCAGGAATGCGGCCCGGGGTTCATGCTGTCCGCAGAATGGTACAGAGCCCAGCCGTTCAGCGACCAATTTACGCCGCGCTCGAGCGAGCAGCCACCGCAATGACGCCAACGAAGTCCGTCGGCCGCGCTGCGCGTCCCGCTGCCAATGCGGCTGACGAGCTGGCCGATTTCATCCCCGCCCTAGCGTCTTACGATGATGACAAGGAGAGAATGCTGGCGACCGCAGACGCCCTGAGAAAGAAAAGGAAGCACTAGTCCTTGCTTGGTGCCGCGCCAACCAGCTTGCGGATTCTTGGCTCAAGAAAGCGCATCGACAGCAACGTGACCACCAAAGCAACACCCAGACCGATAGCAAGCGCCATATTCACCCTCACTTCTCTCCAGAGAAAGTCATCGTAATTTGGAAGCTGTCGCCGCATCCCGACATTGAGCCGCCACCTTCGGCCAAGAGCCGGCCACCATCCCGAAGCGCAACAGTCATCGACCTGAATTTGACGACCATGGTCGAGCATCCAGCGAAATTGACGGGCGGACACTCGTACTCGCCGGACCAGTCGGCCGTGTCTCCGTCTCCTTCCGCCTCCACTTCGCCCGCTCCGTCGAAGCAGATTTGCGAAATCGTCGCCTTCCCGCCATCCACCGTGACCTTCAGATATCCGCCAGCGCTGATGGCTGGCAGCCCGGGGCTTGAGAGCGTCATCGTCCCGGTCCACTCGCCCGCGAGTTCTGGGTTGAGCGAACCGCCACAGCCGGTCAAAACAAGAGCCGCCAAGAGAAGTTTGCGCATAGGCAGACCAAGCATCCCTTCCTTAGATCCACCGCGAAACTGATCAACCGGGCAGGTGCGTGTCGCTCCGCAATGTCCACGCCGGGCCTGACGATTTTGCCCATGCGCGACCGGGCCTATCTTCGGGTGCTTCTGTTGGCGGGGGTCATCGCCGGAGGCGCTACAGGCGCCTACCTCACGCACATCGGAGCAGCCACCGCCGCCCGAAACGGCTCCGGCACCTACTCCCTGCCTGCTGGGAACCCCGTCGTCAGCGGGGCGTCCATCTCAAGCACGTGGGCAAACAACACGCTCTCGGACATCGGGACGGAACTCACCAACTCGTTAGACCGCGCAGGACGCGGGGCAATGACTGGTCCGCTCCAAAGCGCAGCGGGTGCCGTCAGCGCTCCGGGTCTCACGTTCTCCGGCGACACAGACACGGGCATCTACCGAATCGCCGCAAACAACGCAGGCATCGCGGTTGCCGGCGTGAAGAATCAAGAGTGGTCCACAACGGGCTCGGCGATGACCGCCGGCCTCACCATCACGCAATCACAAGCCAACACGACCGCACTGACGACCACGGGCACTGGCTCTGGAAATGGAGTCGTAGCTGCTGGCGGCGCCACGTCTGGCGTTGGTGTTGTCGCAACGGGCGGCGCTCCGAACGGCAACGCCTACGTTGGAACTGGCGACGGCACGGGCGCGGGCGCCAACGGAACGGGCGGCGACACATCAGGCCCGGGTGGTCAGTTCACGGGCGGCGCACCCAACGGTCACGGCGTTGTTGGTGATGCGACGGGAGTAGGCATCGGCGTTGTTGCGTACGCGGGCACCGACTCAACGTCTACCACCCGCTACTCCGCGATTACCGCCTCAAACGGCGACCTGCTGATTACCGCCGCCAATCCCAATTCAGATGTTGGGTTCTCCAACACGCTGACGGGCGCCAACATGATTAAGGCGTGGATAAAAATTGGGTCCACGAGCGCCGGAACGATTTCTGCGGGCTTCAACATCGCGTCTATCGCCTGCTCATCGAACACCGTGAAGGTCGATTTGCAGACGGACATGCTGAACACCGCCTACGTCATCATGGCGACGACGACGACGACGGGACAGGTCCTGTGGACCGCGCCGCTGAGCGCCGGCCAGTTTGAAATCGGCTCAATCCTGACCGACGGCGCCACACAAAACCTCTGCACTCAGTCCGTTGCCCTGCAGGCAATGGTCATTGGCCC